CCTGTCGGGTCATTTCGAGCGATAAAGGACTGCGCGCCTGCGCCCCAACCGTACCCGGCCTTGTCGTTGAGCGACTTTCCGTCTTCGCCGGGTGTGATAATGCTCCTCAGCGCGGCGATGCTGTTTTCCGCCGCTGCTACGCCTTCATCGGCTTCCAATATGGCTTTCTTATCGGTTGCCGTAAGCGGTGCTTGATCTTCACGAGGCATTTTCCCCGTGAGAACGTAAGATTGATAAGCCGCGTCTTCAGGTTTCAGACCCATCCCAGAAGCTGCCCGCTGCCGCGCTGCAATGTCCTGATCGATCTTCGATTGCCCTGCGTTCGGCGCGCTGATCCAAGTTCCCGTATCAGCATTGTACAGCTGGCCGTCGCCACCATTAATGAGATTTGGCTTCTGCGGTGCAGCCCCGCCAACATAACGAAAGTTGGTCGGGTTGTTCATGTCTACAAGGGCCGTGCGTTCGTTACCTTGCTCGTCACGAATGCTCTGCATCTTCCAGTCTGGCTTGCCAGCGTTCTGCTTGTTGACAATGAAACTGCGCAAAAGCTCCTTATCACCGGCTACAGCTGCGGCTTCTTCGGCGGACAAACCTTGCCCCATCAGATACTTTGCTGTCTGATTTTGGCGCTGCTGCCCCGCCTGTCGGTCCTGCCGATCCTGCTGCATCTGCATTAGATACCCGCCAAGCTGCTGGTTTCGCGGATCGAGCATGGCGATAGCTGGGCCAAGCCCGGAGAGGAAATTGCCCATTCCGCCACCGGACGGCGCTTGCTGAGGCGCCGAATCCTGCTGGCCGCGGCCTAAGAGAATGTCGAGCAAACCAGCCATTAAGCTGCCTCCATATCAAAGCCAAGCTTCGAATAATCCACCATATCATAGCCGTCCGAGCCGCGCTCGACAGCATCCGGCCTGATCTTCGCCACCTCGTCGGCCATCACGCCGCGCCATCGCTTGGTCATGCCACGATAGTTCCATTCGTAGAGCTTGAAACCGTTGCGCTCTCCTACCGGAGTGATGTTTTCCTTAAGGCGACGGTCAGAGGGCCATTTGCTGATCAGAGAACCAAGAGCACCTAGAATGTTCATAGGCTGACTGCTTGTCTGCGTTTGGGTACCATAATTTCCGGCAGAACCCTGTGCAGCTGAAAGCAGGCCGCCCAGACGCGCCCAATCTTCATTGTCAGAATTGGTCCACTGGTTGATGAGATCATTCAAGCCCTGCTGCGTCCGCTGATCTATGGTATTGCCGATCTGCGTCTGCTGGTTCGAGTCGAACATCTTATTGTTCTGCACGTTGCCGAGCTGCGAAATCATGTTGAGCATGTTGCTCATGCCCTGATTTTCGATGTTTGCCGCGCCGGTTTGGGCGTTGAGCTGGTTCGTAAAGGAGTTCTGACCAAGAGAGCCAAGCGAATTTGCAGCCGAGGTCTGAAGGCCAGCCCGGTTCTGCTGCGCGCTTTCAAGCGCATTTGCTGCCGAAAGCTGGTTCTGCCGTTCAGCCTGATAATTCTCGTTTCTCAGATTATTGGCATAGCTGGCGATGCTATCAGAAAGCACGCCCTGATTTGCGCCGGAACCGTATCGACCGCCTGCGGCAAACATATTGTTGGTCTGATTGGCAATATCCGATGCGCCCTTAGAAATGATACTGTCGAGATACGGCGAGCCATTGAGATAATCGCCCTTGGCCGTCGACGTTAGATAATCGCTCGCCGCGCCGCCTGTGCCGATGGTATTCGCCGTGTTGCCCAGAATAGACGCGGCCTGATCCATCCACGGGTTGGAGCCACCCATGCCCTGCAACTTGCTGATGGCGTCCTGCGAGGCTTGGCCCAATCCCGCGTTACCGATGGTTTGAACAGCCGCATTCATTGGAAGCGTCTGCAAGGCCGAGTTCATATTGTTATAATCGGTCGTTCCCGTCTGCGCCCACTGTGGAAGGCCGCCAGATACAGGGCTGGTCGACGTTTTGTTGGTCGAGCTATTGCTGGTTCCCATCGTCGTCTCCTATCGGCCTCGGTTCAGTTCGGCTTGGCGCGCTTGCGTGTTGCGATATTGAGAAATGGCTTGCTCGTCGGTCATGTATTCGCCAGTCGAAGGATTGATCGGGCGCTGGATATAGAGGGCTTTGCGTCCCGGGCTTGCGTCTGCAACCATCACTGCATCCGATAGCCTGCTGGCGGCTGGCGCCGGAGACGATTTGGACGCCATAGCCTGCTGCATGATCGAAAACACATCAGGGATATTCGCGTTGATGCTCTCGTTCGAGATCGGCGCCCCGGTGTAGCCAGTCGCGGCAAGCGCGCCATTCATTCCTGCCAATGTCGGAGCAGATAAGTCTGCCTGTGTCGGGCCGGTATAGGTGTTGTAGCCAGTCTTGCTGTTGTACAGATTTAGCGCGTCACCGGCTGCCTGCGTGAACAGCGGCTTCGACCATGCTGGTGGCTCTGATTTCTGTGTCGTTTCGGACTTCTTGCTGCCCATGATATTACCCTATCTGTGAGATTTAGCTGCGGCTCCGCCGTGCTCACTCCGCGAGCGGGCGTAGTTTTCGGCATCTTCGACAGTTTTGAAGCGCCGCCATGTGGGGCCATTCTCGGCTTCATAGCGTTGCATCATGTTTAGGATGACGTCTTCTGGTGCCGACTGATTAGCGAGATCAATAGGGCCATTCGGCCCCATCCAAAGAGAAGGAACGTTCGCGTAATCACCCTGCGGCGTTTGAACCGTCCATGTTCGTTCTGTAGAAATTGATCCATCTGGATTGGATATGAACTCATCACCATTAAAAGGGCGCAACGCCATTCGCCGCTGCTGGTCCGCTACTGTAGAGAGAAGTCCGCTTAATGGTGCTGGGCGATTGAGCATATCGAGAAGCCCCATGTCATAGACCTTTCGAGTAAATGCGCGCCTCTGGCTGGTATCCAAACCGTGGCAAAAGGCGCATCCAGCCGTCACGGCCAATCAATCGGGCTTTCTCTGCCCCGTGTTCTCGCTTCGCCCATGCTTCAATTTCCTTGAGCAAGGGCATGCTTTCCCGAAGACGCGAGCCGCCAACCTCGGCAAGAACAAGCGTCTTGGCCCCGGTGGCGTCATCAACTGTGATTTCTGTGATCGGGGTGAGGATAACCCGGCCTGTTTCATCCTGGATGATCCAGAGCTGTCGGCGTCCCATTGCGCACTGCTTGATGATGTTCGACACGGTTTCATCAGGGAACCGAGCCACATACTTCTCCAGACACGCCACGATATCAGGCCAGAGCGGGGCCATTTCGTCAGGCTTCATCGTTGAGGTCAGCCGAATAGAGACGCTCATCAGATCATGCGTCCCGGCACTTCGGTCAGCGTCATAACCACGTCGATGGCGTTGGCCGTTCCTGCCTGAAGGCGGATTATGTCCCCGGCCCCCGGTGCGAAGCCTTCCAGTGGCAAAGTGATCGTTCCATTCGCTGGGACAACATGCTGATAAATCAGCCGAAACTGGTCTGCCTGCTGCACCGAATACCAGTTCACTGTTATAGTCGCGTCTGTTCCCGTGATATTTGCGCAGCGGATATCGATGATCTGTGTGTAGCCCGTAGCTGCAAAAACATCAGTGTTGGCGGTTGTGGTGAGATGAGCGCCGACAATGCGGCAGTTCTCTTTGGCGAAATTGGCCATTACTGCTGGCCCTCTGCCTTGCCTGTCGGCTCAACACCGTGGCAATGGTTCCATGTTTGGCCAGCATTGATCGTAATCTCGAACCGATGGAAGCGACCGCTCGCCCTTGCCGGGATCAGCCCTGTCCGGTTGACAGAATAAGTTGGTTTCCAGCTTGTCGTGCTACCAGCCCTGTCACGGATACCAACACGACCTTGAATGGCCCCTGCGTCACACAACGGGCGCCAGCCTGAGACAAAGGTGCGTTTGCCAGTCGCCAGTTCAACGGCAGCCGTGCCCATCGTGGCCTGCAACGGTGTTCCGCTGAAAAAGCCCATTTCATAATCTGTGCTGAATGCCGCCAGTGTCGGCGCACCCGCTGCCCATGCGCGACTGTCCAGAGAATAAGGAAGCTCATCCAGCGTGTAACCAAGGGCTGTCAGGCTATCGAGCGTGTAACCCGGTGTGGTTGCTCTGACCAATCCGGTCATGATGGTTCCGGGCTGGAGCAGAGACCACTTGTCGATCCCGTAATGGTAGCAAAGCACCTTGTCATAGGAATACTCGTATGGGTTTCCCTTCGAACGATAGGCCCAATAGACGATCTTGCGCACGGGATCTGCGCTGCCGAACACCTGATAAAGCTCTGACAGGGCGATATCATCCAGAAACGTTTGGTCGACGCGCTCAACACCAATCGGCGTGGGCGGGTTGCCGTACCGATAGAAGCCGTCGAGTGCGAGATAGAAAATGCCGTTCCCCGTCGACACAATAGACTGTGGCGCGACTGCACCGTGGGCATCGACGGTCTTGGTGAAGGTCGCAACGAGCGGCGTATCAAGCGCCAGCGTCATTTCGCGAATGCACTTCTCCTGGAAGATCACTGCGCCCTTTTCAAACCCGCATGATCCCATGATTTCCCCACCGTCTGGGAACGGCTGGAAATCGGATGATCTTTGACGCGGGGTCCAGAATGTCGGCTGGTTGAGACCCGACCACTGTACGGTCTTTTCATCGGTCGTCAGGTTCATTCCGACGACGAAATCACCGACGACGCTCACATGACGAGGGATTGGGGCATCTGCCGCAAGATCCGCAAACGTCCCGATCACTCCTGAAATATCGATGAACTGGATTGGATCGATGCCATTGGCGGCAATGACCCAGCTTCCGTAATCGGCAAAACTCCAACGTATGGTATCGGCAGTGGAATAGCCGCCTGCTTTGGACACATTATCCCACGCCAAAGTGCCCGGATTAAGCACGTATAGCCCGCTCTTGGTGCCGCAAAACTGGAGATACTGCCCATTCTTGACATAAGCGAGGTGTGATCCTTGCGGACGCTCCGGCGTGGCCTCTGTGAACGGTACGAACGCAGGGAATGGTCCCCACGAATTCACATGCGGCAGGACATTGACGAGGTTATCCGTGGTCGCAGCATCGAAAATCGACCTGTCTGGCGCGTACTCAGCAATGGAAATCATGGAGTCGGCCCAGATGCGCGCGCAGCGGCGCGGCTATACATCGCCATTTCTTCAGCGGCCAACAGGGCGTCGAGTTGGCTACGAAACATTGTCGCCATGCCTACGGTCCGTTCTGAGTCTGCAATGAAGACGCCAGCATGCATGCAAGCGCCATAGAGATAGATGTTTGGGAACTTTTTCAGGAGCCAATTGGTCTGATTATCAACGGACAAGGCCGGTATCTTCGCCCAATAGCTGAATTCGATGTTGCTCGCTGTGGTCGGCATGACCGTAAGCGTCTCACCGTCAATGGTGAAGTATGCGGGATCACCAGCCAGACGATACGGCAGTTCAGCGTCAGCATAAGATGGAGCGACCACTGAAAGTGGTCGGCGTGGATTTGTCATAGCCGTTACCTGTCTGAACGCTAGATAATCTTCTGGCAAGTTGGCTTGGCTGTTGCTGTCGAGGGTGAGCGCTACAGTCGTCAGTTGTTGACGAGTGCGCAACTGCTGGTTCAAATCACCTTCAGCAAGCGCAATGAAGTCGCCGCACATCGGCGCCAGATCCGAGCGATCAAGCATCCAGCTTTGAACTGATGCAACCAGATCATTGTAGGAAGCGAGAGCCATTAAATGCGCCCTCCGAATGTGCGGAATTTGGCGTTATCGCTATCGTTCAGCCAGCGCTTGATGTAGTCCTGATCGCCGCCGCGCGCGGCTTCGCCCAGATGCTTGTAATAAACATCGAGCGGGATGGACGCGACCCGACGCCCGTCTTTCCACCGTTGCCCGATGCTGTTGTTCAGGTCTTCTGCATTCTGGTCAAAGAGAGCATCGACAGGGGTATCTGTGCGCACGATGACATGCGTACCCATATCGAGGTGCCAGACTTTCTTGCCGGTCGCTTGGTCGTGGCTGAACAGCCGCCAGTCGCCGTCATAAACTGCGTCGGACATGGTATTTTCCATCTAAGGGACAGGCGCGCTATCACAGCGGGCCGTATTGATCAGAAGTCGTCGGCGCGGTATGCGATGCCCTTCGAAACGATATCGCGGGCTTCATCGGCCGGGAGCTTCAGCTCTGTATCTGCCGGGAGCTTTTCATCTGCATCCAGCGGACGGTAGCCCTTGCGCAGCTTCACAGGCAGAAGCTTCACCTTCTTGCCCTTGTCGATATCGCCAACCGGTTCAGCTGGCGGCGTATTCTGGTTTGTCTGTTCGGTCATTTTCCTAACCTTTCCATGAAAAAGGCCCCGCAGTTACCCGCAGGGCCTCGGTTTCAGTCTGTCGAGACGTTTAGGTCGTTACGTCAGCAATGACGCCGTGGGCCGCTTCGTTCTTCACGATCAGCGTCCATTCCGTCTTGATAACGCGCTTGTTGGCATCGCCGGTCTTTGCAGGGGTGTCCTGCTGGATCGGGCGCAGAATTCCACGTTCGACCATATCCGGCGTGATGACGAAGATGTTGCGACCGAGCGTAGCATTTGCCATGACGCGGTTCGGAACAATCGACAGCAAGCCGAAGTCCGAGAGATAGGCATCAGCGGCCGCCATGATGGTGCCCTGACGCTTACCAGGACTGACTTCATTACGGAACGGTGCGACGTTCGCATCGCTCATGAAGGTGGAGAACGTCTGTTTGTTCTTCGGAGAGAGCATAACAGTGTTCGGATTGCCGCCAGAGACGTATACCTGACCGATGACGTCATCCAGCAGAGCTTTGGTGAAGGCGCGCTGTGTGCCATTGGTTGCAGCTTCGACCAAACCAGTCGAGGCATTGTAACCACCGTCTGCACCGCCTGCGCCGCGGCTGGCGTTGGTTTCGAGCCACGCCGGGAAGCCACCCGACACACGTGCCGTGGTGTCATTGCCATCAACAGAAGCAACATTCGAGAGCATTGCCGCTTCGATATCCTTCTTGAGCTCGACGCCCTTTTTTGCCAGCTGATACGAAAGTTCTTTCGAACGTCCTGCCTTATCAACGGCATCCTGCGTTTCCGTCACGATGACGGTTTTCAGGCTGATCTGGGAGAAGTTGGCCACACGGACGGTCGGAGTGACCGCAGCATAGTTGTATTCATCGCCTTCGATTGCCGCATTGCCCGCATTTGGCGCGGCCAGTGCGTCAGTCTGCCAGTCATGGCGGGTTGCCTTGACCTTGCTGGAGCCGATCAGCGAGTAGAACGGAGTTTCCTCCGGGGTGATCTGATAGATCACGTCTTCGAGGTCTTCGCGATTGCCTACCGCATCATACGAAGAGAAAGTGCCAGTTACCTGTGCCATGGGTTAATCCCCTAAGATTTCGAGAATGACATTGGCCCCGTCCTTGAGGGAGCCGGTTCGGCGCAGCGTTGACATTTTGTCCTGTACGGATCGGGCAGCCTGCTGTTGCGGGCTGGGTCGGCTCCCCGGCTTTTGAACCGGAGGTGCGTCCTTGGCCTTTTCAATAGCCTTTGGCTTCTGGGCCATGAGCTTTCGATACGCCATTGCATCGCGAGCCATGAGGAAAAGCCGGTGATCCATCACCTGAGAAACTTCCTCGGCCTTGATGCCATAGTGCTGAACGCCCTTGACGAGATCCGCATGAAACGACTGAAGCTTGTTCATGTCGCTCAGTTCCGGCATGGCAGCCATGAGGGATTGCGCCTCATTGTATGCCGCTTCAACCTGTGCCTGCTGGCGATGACGTGCGGTCTCCGTCTCGTTCTGCTGCTTGGCAGCCATAAGCTGCTGCAACTGTCCGACGCGGTGATCGTAGTACGCCTTCTGCTGCTGGTAAGCGAATGGATCGCTTTCGTTCAGCGAGATATCAGGCTCTTGAGGAAGGTATGCCGAAGCCACATTGATTGCGAAATCAATGCTTTTCTGGAAAAAATTCGACTGCTGCGTTATTTCCGCCTGACGGTTTTCCAATTCCTTGCGAGTGTTGGAAAGTTCCTGCGTCTTGCGGGTGTAATCGGACTGTCGAAGGTTGCCCTTCCGCCATTCCTCGATCTCGTCAAGGGTGACCTCTGTACCATCTGCAAGACGGTATCGTGGTTCTTCGACTGGTTCGGGTTCTGTCGTTTCATCATCCGATTGTTCAGTGTCATTTTCGGACACTTCTGCTTCGTCGGCAGCTTCTGAAACGGGTTCATCCGCTTCTTCAACTACTGGCTCAGCTTCAGGGTTCGCAGCGCTTTCGTTCTTATCCTCTTCCGAGGGGAACAGCAGGTTTGCGATTGCATCAGCGCCTTGGCTGACGCCCATGGACTCGGTCCCGGTCGATTCCGGGGTGTCGGTTCCTGACATTTCAATGCTCCTTCGGGCGGCTAAACCGCTCTGGGACGTGGCGCATCACTGCGCGTGTGGTCAGCGGTCAAACGACCTGCTGAACCTTGGTTGCCCGTGTCTTCGACTGGTTGTCGATGCGGGTCCAAAGGTCTCGTATGATCTGTATGCGCTGAATGATTGCGTCCTTTTCCTTTTCGGACGTTTCACCCAGGCTAAGATTGGCGAGCGTCTCAAAGGCGTCTCGCTCGATATCTTCAAACGCCTCTTTAAGACGTGGGTTTTCAATGAGCTGTCGATATTCGCCGGCTCTGATCTCTTCGGGTGTCACGATAGCGCAATCCCGGTGATGACGCCGTTTGCAACGGTAATCGTGGCCGTCGTGCCTGTGCCGGTCACGCCAGCTACGGTCTGAGCATTATCGACCATTGCTGTGGTGGCCGGAAGATTTACGCCGGTCAGCGTGTCATCGGTAACAACCGCAGTTGCGTTCTTCGAATTGGCGCCAGCTGAGTTGCGAACCGCGACCGTTGCGCCATTTGCCACAACTGCGCCGCCCTGAAGGTCAGCATCTGCGCCACGTACCTGATCGCCCCAGAACGAGGGGCCGCTATTGCGAAAGTCTGCCATTGTCGTTTCCTTTCTAGCTTACCCGCTCGTTGATGTTGGTATCTGCAACGGGCTTCCTTACTTCCATCGCCGCTTTCAAGCGGTTTGCCTCTGCTGTTAGCTGGGCTTCGAGAAGCATTTCATCACGACGAAGCTGCGCATCTTGCGCGGCCTTCTGCCGATCCAGTTCAAGCTGCGCCGCGAACTTTTCCTGCATGAGTTGAAGCTCAAGCGCGCCCTTCTCTCTGGCGGCTTGCATGTCCATCGCGTTCTTTTCGCGCTGTGTCTGAATGCTGGCAGCTGCTTTTTGCTGATCAAGCTGAGCCTGAGCTTGTGCCTTCTGCTGCTCTATCTGGATTTGCGCCTTGGCCTTCTCCGCTTCAGGATCGGGCTTCTGCTGCTGCGCCTGCTGCATTTGCTGCATCTTGTCCTGCGTGACTTCGCTATAGAAGCTGTCAGGATTGCGAATTCCTGCCGTCTCGACCATCTTGCGGAGCGTGTTGGAATATTGCTCTAGCGAGACAATCCCGTTATTCGGGCCACCCTGAGCAATGATCAGCTCCTGCTTGGCGGCGATCTGTTGCAGGATCATCAGGTCACGGTCGCGAGAGCCTGAGCCGAGGCCGACGCTCACGGTCACGTCCATATTTGCATTCCAGGAGCGCGGATCCATTTCCACCCACTGGTCACGCAACCGGATCATGCGCGGACGATCCTGATGGCGAACAATCAGTTTGAGAATGCTGCGAAACAGGCGTTTCAGGCCGGTTTCTGCGATATTGCGGGCATACAGCTCGACCTTTGCATAAGCCGCGCTCTGGGCCATCATCTGGCCTGCTGCTGTCTGGTTCTGCAAAGCGTCTGGATCAAGGGCCATGGACTGGCGCGATACACCGGTGCGCTTCTCGCTCAGTTCATCCATATAGCCGAGCATGGAATATGATTTGTCGGCTACAAACGGGATTGCCATGTCAGCGACCGCACCCGCCTGTTTGACAAGAATTGCGCCGCCAATCGTGGGGTTGATCACCTCATCAAGGTTCTTCACCTGGTTCTCGACAACCTGCCGCTGTGGGCGGTTGGAAAGATACAGATTGTCCAGCGTCTGACGCAGAAGAACGGTTTTGACCTTCTGGATATCTTCCAGTTCATCGAACAGTGAGCGGCCATTCCAGCGGTGAGGCTCAGGCATGGGAACAGCGTCCGAGAAAGGCACGTCATCCGACCATTCGTCATTCGACAGAATCATGTTGCTCTCGCCTGATCCAGCCATCACGACTTTGCGCCATTCAGCATAACCGTCGCCGTCATAGTCGCAGCGAAGGTATGCTTCATACACCTCGACTTCGACCATTAGCGGGTCGGTATCCGAGCTGTTGCGCACTGGATTGATGCGGCCCCAGCGGGCAACCTGTTCATCAGTCGTGTCGAGGTCCGCGCCTTCTGGCAGCGTCATGACCTTTTTGCGGTCGAAACCATCATCGATCAGGCTTTGGCGTGTACGCAATGACCGATGGCAAACAAAGCGCGCATCTTCAATAGACTTCGCGCCGCGTTCAATCAGAAACTCTTCGGGCGGGATCGAGCAGACGATCAGCTTTCCGTACTGGCAAACCCGCTTGATCTTGCAATCATGCGTTATGGATTGCTGCTCAACCTCTTGACCTGTTGCAGGGTCAACAACGATCTGAATGTCGACTTCCGCCGTATGCTGAAGCACTTCGACATCTTCATCCATGACAAGCTGTGTGAAAGCCATATCATCGAGGCCGGTATAGTCCAGCGTCTCATATTCCTTGGATTCGTCCCACCAATGCTTCCAGATGCCGTTTCCAAACAGCAGCCCCTCATGAAAGGCTTGGCTCAGTGTGCGATAGCCTGCGCACTCACGCATAAAGACGTAGTTCACATAGTCCGTCGCCTGCTTGGCGAAAGGCTCATCATTTGGGTTCTGCGGTTCATAGACGGCAATCGTGTCTGAAGCCGTGAAAACACGCATCAAACCCGGCAGAATCCAGCCGATAGCGTCCGATAGATCATGCGAAGTGACCTTGGAACGCCCATCCTGTGCGGGCACGTCCTTCATTTCACCGCGGAAATACTCGATAGCTTTCCCGCGCTGCATCGATAGTTCTGTATTGTCATATGAAATGGCATCATCAATGCCAGACCGCACAAGAGCAGCGAGTTTGCCCTCGTCCATCGACTTTTTCGATTTTGCCATAAATCAATGATCCATCTAAGGGACTGTACGTCTCACGACGTTCAAACCACCCATGCCGTTTGCGGCTTAGGAGTGCGGTTGTTTGTTTTCGGCTGCTCGTAGTGAACGGCCATCAATCCGAAGGCGTCTGCGCTATGCGATGACCAGTCATGATCAGGACCGAGGCCGATCCCGCGCACTTCGTCTTTCTTTTCGTGATACCAGCCAAGAGCGTCCCGACCGGCTTCTGTTGTGGCTTCGTTGAACCAGATCGACGGGAAAAGCCGGCGAACCGCCTCGATCCGCATCTTTGCTGCGCCTGCGCCTTGGTTCGGGATGACCTCAACGTCAAACTCTGCATCTTCCAGTGCAGAGCGGAAACTCACGTCATGCACCTTGTCTTTCGTGTCGCCGTCATGCGGCAGCACACATAGAGCGTTGCCATATCCGTTATCGCGCAACCATTGCACATGAACCGCGAGAGGCTGGCCCTGCGCTTCGTAGTGATCGAGAACGCGAATTTCGCGCCCGATGAACTGAACTATCCAGATCGCGGTGTTATCCGCCTTGGCGCCTGTCCCGCCGATATCCCAATAGGCCCGGATCGTCATGAGCGGGTCTTTGGCGACCTTGCTTATGCGGCCTTCATTCTTCGCATCAGTCAGATGCTTGGCGAAATATGCACCGTCGATCACAGTCGCATAAGCACCGTCCCAGACGTGCGGATATTGCTCTGGCCGCTCTGCCAGATCCGAAAGTCTGTCGCGCTCAAGCTTGGCCGGAAACTTCGGGTTGTCTCGCCAGTTGATTTCCGCGCCTTTGACCCGCTTGCTTTCCGTGAAGCGAAAGCGCTTTTCTACCGGCGCATCCTTGCGCAGCGGGTTCCATGTTACCCAGAGCTCCGCGTTCCAGTCCTCACCTTCTTCACGAAGCGTCGGAATGAGCGTGCGCCATGCCTCGTCTGTGACAGGCTCAGCCTCATCAACCCAGCAGAGAAGCAGGCGGCCTTTCGACTTGATGCTAGCGATATTCCGATCAAGGCCAGCGAACGCGAATGAGATGCGTCCATCTTTGGACTTGATGTATTTTTCGCCAATCTCGTAATAGTCCTTGAGGAAAGGCTCATCCTCAATCGCTCGCTTGATTTCTTCCAGCGAACTGTCAGCCAGCGAATTCATGAACTGGCGGGCACACAGGATAATTCCAGATATGCCCTGCTTGCCGTATTGATAGCCCTTCACTGCGGCCATCTTTGCAAATGATCGTGTCTTACCTGATCCTCGACCGCCCCATGCGGCTCTTACATCAGCATCACCCGAAAAGACCGGGATCAGCCTTGGAGGCAGTTCAATCCTCGCTGTTGTCATTGCCTGTCAGCGGGACAATCTCAATGCGGCTGATCGTTTGCAGCGGATTGTCCGCATCGCCCTTGTGCTCGACACTGGCAAGCTTCGGATGAACATATGGGGCTGCGGCCTTGGCAGCTTCAAACCGGCTTTCCGTGTCCATGCTCTCATCGCGGAGAATGTTCAGCATGTAGTCGAGAGGCGTAAGACCGGATGAAGCTGCTTTATCGGCAATCTCTCTTGTGCGCCTTGTAGCCGACCCCGGCTTTCTGCCAGCGCCACGGCGCTTCCCGCCGTGCTTAGTTTCCATCTTGATTAAGCTTGATTGTTTTCAAGAGGTGAATAGCATTCAACTCGGATTGAGACCCGCCTTCATTCAGGTAGAGAACACGCATCGCTTTACTAAGCTTCGTTATCTCGCTCTTGGCTAAAGTATTATCAGGCTCAACCAGATTTTCGATAGCATCCACCCCCTGAGAAAGAAGAAGTAAAGTTCTCAAACCCCTGTCAGAAAAAGTCATCACTTACACCTGCTATCGCTGAGATAGTCCGTAAAGCCGCAGTGGTATTCGTATTTGCTTGCACATGAGGCAAGGAGGATGAAGGCAGAGAGAGCGAGAAGCTTGGCACTCATCCGAAGTCCAGCAGCATATCCGCCTGCGCTCTCAGGATCGTCGCCACTTCTTCCGGGCTGTCCGTATCCATGAATGCAGCAATGACAGCTTCAAGCATGATCATGTTGCGCGTGCGCCAGACCTTGACCTGAGTTTTGTTCGCTATCTTGTTCAGAGCCTTAAGCTCTTTCTTGGAGGGCTTGGTCATCAGCAGGTAACTTTGGGCACCAGAGCCGGATTGATTTCGTCTGCGACAAATCTCTGATCCCACCCCTTAGGCTGGAATGGCGGCGTTGGAATGCCAAAGCTACCCGGAGCGACGATCTTATCGATCTTACCAAGCTTTGCCTGTACCTTTGCCCACTGGTCAGCATTTGGAACGCCATCGGTGAAAGCTTCGCTATATCCTTCAAGCCACGCTTTGAATTCGCTGAGTGTCATCGGTGCTCTCCAATGAAAAAGCCGCCACCCGAAGGCGACGGCTGAACCATGGATGGTACCATGGATGGTAAGATCAGAACGGACACTACAGAGGAGCATTTGCCTGTCTGTAGGTCCTTACTGTCCGGCATCGTTTGTATCAGTGACGAATACCGGCTCACTTAGACCAGAACGGGCCGGACGCTATCCCGGCTATCCAGCAGCCTAACCGGTCTGGCTATCGTGCAAACTGCCGCGAAGAGCGCTTCTAGCTTTCAGCGCCGCCGTTCTGATTGGTATGCGAGGGCTTCACCGCCGTTTATCCGTCGAGGAAGGGTGTATCGGTATGTCGCCAAGGTCGCGAGCCAGTGACATATCGGGTGGAGCGAACCAGACCCATCGCATTATGGAGCGGATACTCGTGGTCGAACCGAGCTTGGGAGCTTGGAAGGCTCTTAGGTCGCCACGACCACACCCGCAAGAATCAAAAAGCGGCCCGAAAGCCGCTCAATTTCAAACGCTTTACGCGTTAGCGTAAAAATTAATGCGCTAGTTCGTTTTATATGTCAAGCGGCCTTCTGAATTTTCAACACAAGCGCTAACGAATTCAGTGCGCATCTGAGATCTGGCAGCATCGTTGGCGTGTCCTTATTCTCGATCACCACCGTTTCGACCGCCATCATCCCAAGGGGGCCGCTTTGGAGGATTGCCCGCCTACAATCACGATAGAGGCATTCGACGGCGTGATGTTTCTTTGCACGCTCGACTTCGAATGGATCGCGACTGTCTTTCCCTGCCGCCCGGTTTAGATCAGAAGGTGAGCGCACTTTTCCTGCCTCGATGACAGCCTGATAATCTTCATGCAGTTCCAGAAAGCTCATCGCCGTATCAAAATGCGATTGCGTGAATACATTTTCGTGGATCGCTTCCGGCTTAATCCGTCTCGCCCGTTCATACTCGTTGCGCCATTGGGCAATAACCAAGCCATGGTGCTGCAATCTCGCTTCCTGAACGGTGATGCCTGGGTTTTCCTGCCTGCGCTTCCAGGTGGCAGTTTCAAGGGCCAGACGTTCTTCCAGCCCTCGCGTGATTGCCTTGCTATCTGCCGATCTGCTGATCTGACCGGAAGGCGTGCGCAATACACCTTCCTTCTTCGGCCTGCCTCGCTTGGATTTCAGTTTCGCCGCCTTCGTCCTCGCCATGTCCGTTCCTCGCTGACTGGGGTTAGTCTGCCGTAAGCTCAAATTCGCTGACCGTTTTCACGTCAGCATTGGAAAGTCTGATCCGGTAAAAGCACTCATCTGGATGGCAAAGCACGCTCACTATCTGTGCCTTGTTTCCAAATGAAGACAGCTTAACCATTTGGCCACGATAGAAGGCGGCCTCTTTAACTGGTGCATAGAGCGGGTAGAGTAACCATGCGCCTATAGCCATGAACGACAATGACAGCAGCCATAATACCGCTTGCTGGTGAACCTTCATCGCCCTCTCCTATGCCGCGTGTTTGGAAAGGCGCGCTATCGTCGCCTCTCTGCCGTGAAGTGAAATGAATGCGGCGGCTTCCTCTCTGCTCTGGAATCCGAACCGTTCTTTCGAGTGAAGAATCGTTGTGTGATCGCGTCCGCCGAACTGCCGTCCAATTGCTGGCAGGCTCATATCCGGGCGGAATGCCCATGCCGAAACGATTGCGAAGTGCCTGAGATTGGTCATGGCGCGCATTCTGCGTCCACCGATGATGTCATCGTATGTGTATGCCGTTCCCTCAATGGCGCCGGTAATGATTTCCTTGACCGATAAACGGGCATTGCTCGCCCGAATGCCTACCTCTCGGTATGACGCGACGATGTTGTGATAAGTTTCGAGACGGCGCTTTTCGGCTTCTCTGCGCTCCATTTCGCGGCGCTTCGCTTCAAGAAGGATCTGAGCTTTGCTTTCCTTTTCCGCCTCGATGCGCTGGCGCTCCTGTTCAAGCTTCTTTGCCTTGAGATTGGCAATTGCTGCGGATGCACTCTGATTGGTGCGTGTTGCTGAAACTGCGAACATTACGCTGCACTCCTATTGATCTTCGGGAATGAATATCCTCGTGCCATTCCGGGATGCTTGATGATGATCCCGCGCATCGAGAGGTTATGAACTAGACGGTGAGCGCCTGACTTTGCGGAAAGGCCGATTCCTGCGGCAATTTCCTCATACGAAGGGCCAAAACCGTTCGCCTTGGTGTAGCCAATGATGAATTCGTAAGCGTCATTCTGGCGTTTTGTCAGTGTGATCATGCTGCTACCCCTTCCTTGACTGACTTAATAAACGTGTCGATTTCAGACGGCCCGCCCTTCGGCAGATAAGCTGCACCCTTCCACGGGGCTTCCCATGGCCACCCCTGAGATTGGAAATATTCGCGCCAGCGCTGATGAATGGCGGTGTCTGGTTTCACCGGCTCCAAAAGCTGCACAAGCTGGCGGTATCTGTCCTCTACGACAACAGGATCATGAGTTTCATCCATGGCCTTGAGCCGCGGGAACCCGTACTTGCTGACGTGATCCAGATGGAACTTGCGCCCTTCCTCGCCACCTTTGGCGATTACACTGGCGAGAAATGCCGTGGGCTTAGGCATGTTCGCAATCGGGCCTTCGGCAAGGATTGCCATCCGCTTGGCGAACCACATCGGATCATACTTCGCCACACCTGGCTTTGCTTTGAACGGTTCTCTCGGCTCGGGAGAGGAAATCGTGACAACCCGCGCCCAACGCTTTTCCGAGAGATAGCGGCTGAAACGGCAGATTGTCTTGCGTCCGCCCTTACGGCTCTGATCGACATAGGTGTCGAGCCAACGGATAGCTTCGTACCTGTCGGCTTCGGAAAGGCATTCCCATG